CGCCTGACTCCCGTCGCAGTGCTGTACGCGTTTGCCACCGTGCTGGAGGGGCTTGCGTTTGGGCTTGGGTCCGCAACGATGTTCATGTCGTGGACAGCCAAGAACCGCGGCGACTGGATCGCTACCATCGGATGGGTCGCCTTGTGGGTCTGCTGTGGGGCCGTCTGTCGCATTTCTGGGCGCGTCGTCTATCTGGTGCAGGACGAACGCGACCGGCGAGCGTGGATGGAGACAGAGCGCCAGAGACACGGGTGGCGAGACTAGACCATCCGCGACTTGACGAACTCCGCTTGCAACTTGACCTCACTGCGGATCTCGCGCGCCGATCGCTGCTCCAGTTCAGCCCGTGTCACGTCTGGCGGGTCGTCGTCGCGTGGACCAATGGCTACCATGCGCTGCTGGAGTTGCTCCAAGGTCAAGTTGGACGTGGGCACGGCGGTTGTCTGTGGAACGGCGACGCACCGGCACTGGACTGGCTCGCCCGGATTCCCGATAGGCGGCGGCCTGTCAAAGCTCCAGACCGTGCCCTGTAGCGCCAAGTGACTCGCCCGCTCGCGGTTGTCCTGTGCGCCAGACCATGAGTAGGCACTGATCCCGCAAGCCTGCATCCGCGTCTGTGCCAGTGCGCTGTTGTACTTCTGGACCTGATCCCGCGCGATCAGTTCAGCACGTCGCCGCGCGATGCCGTGCTCTGCCCGCAGCTCCTTGGCAATCGTCTCCCACCGCGCACCTTGCGGGACCATGGTTGCCACCTTCTCGCGGACCTGATCGGCTACCTCGCGGGGGATCGACTTTATCAGGCTGGCGTTCTGCTGTAGCCAACGCGTTTCCATGCGTTGCAGTTCGCTGCCGGGGTCGATGACCTTGAGCCCCAGCGAAGTCATCGCCGCCTCGTTTGCCGTCGCTGACGCCGCTTCCACCAAGGGCGCAATCTGGAACGCTGGATTGCCAAGTGCCGCGACCATCTTGGCGATCTGCGTCTCCATGTCGGCAATCGCCCGCTGAACGTCTGGCGGGAGGTCCAGTTGTTGCTTCTGCTCTGGCGTGTGCGGGACGTTCTGCGCGGCAGCACGGATGGCTTTGGACGCTGCTCGTTTGCCTGCGAGAAATGCCTTGATCTTCTGGCGCGTGGTCATGGCGTCGGCGTACCCTTCTGCGTCTGCAAGGGCTTGCTGGCGCTCCACCGCGCGAATGACCGTGCGATCCGCGATGGCGTAGGCTTGGTCTGCGATGGGGGTCAAATCGCGGGCGTAGCGGGCAATCGTCAGCTTGGACGCTGGAGGCATCCGCACGCGCTTCTGTGGCTGGGTGGCGAGCGTGGCAAGGCGTGCCGCGTTGAATTGCTCGGGGGTGGTCAAATCGCCCCGCGACGTGCGACCAGAACGGCCCTTGCGCCCTTGTCGCATTGTGGGCATCTGCTAGCCCTCTGAAGGTGGGCGCGGTGTCTCTGGGTTCGTGCCCGCCGCAAGTGCAGCCGCGTCGTTGTCCTCAATGGCCGTGGTGATCTTGGGGTCAAGCGTAGTCTCGTGGCTGTAGGCTGCCCCGCCAAAGCGGGATGTGCGGATCTCGCCGGGCTCAAGTGCGCCCATGGCGTAGTAGAGTTGATCCACCTTGGCCTGCTTCTCGTGCTGCTCCAGCCGTTTGCCAGCGTCGGGCGGGTCGATCGGGTTGGGGACGATCTGCCACTTCACGTCAGACTTGCTTGGAGACGGTCCACCCTTGGACTCTAGCGCCAGTTGGGTGAGCCGAGTCAACTGCGGGATGATGCCGCGCATCTGCCAGCCATGGACCCACTCTGCCCACGTCTTGTGGTCCGTCTCTGCCGATGCCAACGCCCCTGCCTGCGTGCCAAACAAACGATTGAGCGGCTCGTGGACAGCGCCTGCCACTTCCTGTTTGCTGCGGTCCGTGAGTTCCGGCAAGCCCGTCACAGGCTGCGACATCAGGACCAGTTCCTCGCCAGCCTGCCCCGGTTCGCCGTTGTCGATGATGGCCATGCGCGCAGACCCAAGGCCCATTTTGACACCAGCCGCGCGGTTCAAGATTGCCTCATACTGCTCGGTCGCCATGAGGCGGGACAGTCCGTTGACCTTCAGAACCTTGAGCCCGAACTCTGCCGCTGCTAGAGACGCTCCTTGGTAGATCATCCCGTACCGCATCAGCGCGTCAAATGACCCCTCGTAGATTGAGTCTCCCCACGTCAGATTGCCGATGCGCGTCATCTGATCCACTGGCACGCCGTCAAATCGCAGCAACCGCGTCCAGTGGACGACGTAGCTAGGTGTGTTGGTGCTGTATCCGTAAGGCGTCACGTTGTACGTCACGGGGTTGCCGAAGTTCTGACTTCCCGCGTGCGTGTCCATGTTGCTCAGGTTGGGAACCGCGTAGATGGCGTTGCACACCACGATCTGCGCAATGCCTGTCATCTGCGACGGATCTAGTGGCGTGGCCATGACCCCTAACACGTTGCCGTCTAGAGCCTCGTCATCCGTGAGCAGCATCCCAACAGCACCGCCGTACACGAGAGCCCACGTCAGCCCGTCGCGGCACTGAGCGATGGCGTCGAGCGCCTTCCAGTATTCGTAGACCTGGGGCGCAAGGTCTGGATCGTCGTCGCACACAAATTGGAAACCGGCGCGCGTGGCGTCGCTGGTCAGGTCGTCCACTTGGCGCTTGGCTATCCAGTTCTGCCGGTATAGAGCTGTCAGTTGGTTGTAGGCCAGTTTGGTGCGCTGGTCGTAGACGTTTGACACCGACTTGTCTACGCCTTGAACTCCCATGCCTGTGTAGACGTTCTTCCACGCGTCTGCGCGCGCACCCATGCCGCCTAGCGCCTTGTGCATGGCGGCGGTCTCTGCTGATAGAGCATCGGTGTGGGCGGCTGGGGTAGCAGTTGGCTTGCGGCGTGCCATGTGTCTCCGGTGGTGGGCTTGACAAGCCGCGTCCATTTGGCATGTTGCGCGAACCTGACCGATCGGTCAAGAGAGGAGGGGGTTGGCCGTTCCGAACTCGAATGCCTCACGCAAGAACTGGCTGAAAGCGTCCACGCGGTTATCCTGCTCCTTGAGCTTCTTGTTGCCGGTGAAGCGGGTCAACTCGCGGCGGAAGGCATACCAGTCCGATGACGTGGGCAGTCCGTGCTTGGCGTTGTCGCTGGGCAGCAGAACGCGCGAGCCCTGTAGGTGTGGCACTTGCGCCCACATGCGCTCGGCCTTGGACAGTTGCCCCGGATCCTTGGCAATGACTGGCCAGCGCCAGCCCGGACGCTTGCGAAGGTTCTGAACCAGAGGCCCACCCACCGACTTCTTTTCAATCACGAAGAGGTGCGGGTTGTACGCTTCCCCGATGGCGTGGAGACGTGCTTCTAGCGGGTCCAGCAGCAGCTTGACGGCCTCCGCGTGCGTCATGTGCGCGTTGTACCCTGCGACGAATCCGCCCACGATGCCGGTAGCGTCATTGTACGCGCCCACGTCCTCCGCTGGGTCCACTGAAACGATGAACCGCCCAAGCTTGCGCGGTGGAAGCTGATCGTAGGTGTGGTCGAGCCACGATGGGTCAATCATCGCCCCGCCCGGCTCCACGTCCCAGTCGCCGTCAATCCACGCGCTGACGATGTGCGCAGGCCCTGCGAGCCTGAGCTGTGCCAAGTAGCGCTCGCGGGCGTCTCCGCCGATGCTGGGGTTGTCGCGCAGGGTGCTGGGGATGTAGACGCGTGTGATGCCGTCCACCGTGTGCGGGGTCATGGGTGGCGCGGGGTCTAGATACCGCGCCTTGATCCACTCATGGCCTGCGCCGCATGGGTTGGCGCTGGCGACTGTGCCACATGGGACGCCTGCCGCCGACCGCAGACACCCGCGCAGAAGGTCGATCGGCTTGGGGCTTGGCCATGTGCCCATGTCATCGTAGTAGATGCGACTGATTTCATGCCCTTGGTAGCGGGTAGCGTCGTTGTCTGACTCCAGGTAACGCAGTTTGAGCACCGCGCCACTCAGGAACCGCCAGTTCTTGGCCTGCACTTCGTAGACCGCGCCCAACGGCTCAAACAGCGCCCGCATGGTCAACTGAGCGCCTTCAATCTCGGGAAGGCTGCGGCGGAACCAATAGCCTATCGCGTTCTTGTTGTAGGTCTCTTGGTGTTGGATCCAGTCCAGACCCATGCCATGGGTCTTGCCGCCGCCACGCGCGCCACCG